AATTCAATTAAGGAGTTTCCGCAAATGTTGGAACTGCGACCAATTGTAGTAGACGAAAACAATATTATTTTAGGTGGAAATATGCGACACAAAGCATGTATTGAAGCAGGGTTAAAAGAAGTTTTTATTGTACAGGCAAAGAATTTAACTGAGCTACAAAAAGACGAATTTATTGTTAAAGATAACGTAGGTTTTGGTGAATGGAATTGGGATATTTTAGCAAACGAATGGGATAGCGAGGACTTGGAAAATTGGGGATTGACTATTAACAATTTTGAACCCTCAAATATTGACCTAGATTCTTTTTTTGAAGAAGACAATACAAACAAAGAAGATAAGTTTAAAATTACCCTAGAATATACCGAAGATGATTTTAACGCAGTACAAGAAGCATTAAAAAATCACTCAGGCAGCAAAGAACAAATATTTTTTAAATTGCTAGGATTATGATTGTTTATTTGGCGGGTGAAAATGCAGAGGCTTGGAAGAAAAGAAATTTTTTTAATTTTAACAGATTAGCCTCATTTCATTATATAAAAGACGAATCTACAATGATAAATAAATTTAATAGGTTTATTCTTGATAGTGGAGCATTTTCTTTTATAACATCATTAAAAAATAAAAAAATAAACTGGGAAAATTATGTTATTAACTACGGTAAATTTGTAAAAGAATATAATGTTAAATTATTTTTTGAATTAGATATTGACCCTATTGTAGGTTTAAAACAAGTTGAAAGACTACGAGATTTATTAGAAAAAACAAGTGAAAGAAAATGTATTCCAGTTTGGCATAAAAGTAGAGGGTTAGATTACTGGAAACAAATGTGTAAAGATTATGATTATGTAGCCATTGGCGGCATTGTTACTCAAGAAATAAAAAGAAGTGAATACGATGTTTTCTATCCTCTGTTAAAAATAGCAAAGGAAAATAATTGCAAAGTTCACGGCTTAGGATTTACAAATTTAAAAGGAATGGAAAAATATAAATTCTATTCTGTTGATAGTACATCATGGTTGAGCGGTAATAAATTTGGAGCAGTTTATTTGTTTGATGGCAAAACTATGCAAAAGCAAAATAAACAACCTGGACAAAGAGTAAAGACAAATAAAACCGCAATACATAATTTTACAGAATGGGTTAAATTTTCTAAATACGCAGAAATAAATTTATAAAAACATGAAAGCAGTAATTTTATTAAGTGGCGGACAGGATTCAACAACTTGTTTATATTGGGCAAAAACAAAATTTAAAGAGGTTTACGCTATTGGCTTTGATTATGGACAAATGCACGTTAAAGAATTAGATCAAGCAAAGAAGATTGCTTTGGAAGCAGGTGTTCAGTATAAAATTTTTAATATAAAAGATTTATTAGCACCAAGTAGTTTAACTGAAAAAACAAATCATAACGAATATAGTAAAATAAACAAAAAATTACCTGCTTCTTTTACAGCAGGAAGAAATTTGTTATTTTTAACAATAGCAGCATCTTACGGTGCAAGTTTAGGAATAAATGATATAATTACAGGAGTATGTCAGACAGATTATAGTGGTTACCCCGACTGCAGAAGAAATACAATTGATGCTCAACAATTAACTTTAACATTAGGCATTGGGATTGGAGATATAAGAATACACACGCCATTAATGTATTTAACCAAAGCAGAAACTTGGAAAATGGCAAAAGATTTAAATTGTTTGGATGTAATAATAAATGATACGTTAACCGATTATAATGGAAGCATGGAAAAAAATGAATGGGGATTTGGAACAAATAACAATCCGGCAACTATATTAAGAATAAAAGGTTATTACGAAGCAAAACAAAAAGGATGGATATGATAATAGAAAAAAAATATCATTTTTACGCAGCTCATAGAAATAAAGCAGGAGGAGAAAAATGTGGCAGAATACATGGACATACGTACGAAGTTAAATGTTATTTTGAATTCAATCAAATTAACGAAGGCGGGATAACTTATTTGTTTTCTGATATTGATAAATTAGTTGAACCAATTATAAAAGAATATTGTCATTGGTTTTTAATATATGAAAATGATCCACTAGTAAATTTATTGGAGCTGGCTAACGAACCAATTAAAAAATTACCTTTTGAAACATCAGCAGAAAACATGAGTGTTTGGTTATTTAATAGAATACAAAGAGAAACAAAATTACCAATTATAAAAATAGAATTAGCAGAAACAAAATCTTCAAACGTTATTTATGAAAAAAATTGATAGTTTAATTGGAATTTTTGGAGCATTATTTATTGTAATTGCTTATTTTTTAATGTCTTTTAATCATATAACAAGTAAATCCATTGAATACAACATTTTAAATCTTATTGGTGGAATTTGTTTAGCATATCGAGTATATTTAGACAGAAATTATTCTAATTTCATTCTTGAAATAATTTTTATTATTATCGCAATTAAATCTTTAATATTATGACATTAAAAGTAAGTGAAATTTTTTATTCTTTGCAGGGTGAAGGATTAAGAGTTGGAACTCCTACAGTCTTTATTCGATTGCAGGGGTGCAAGGCAAAGAACGCATGTTTTGCAATGGGAATAAAATGTGATACCGAATTTGAAAGCGGTAAAGAAATGTTATTAACAGACATTGAAAGTTGGATAGAAAAACACGGAAACACTTGTAAAGAGATAACCTGGACAGGAGGTGAACCACTAGACCAATTAACCGAAGAAATAATAAATTACTTTAAAGAAAAAGGATTTTACCAAGCCGTTGAAACAAGCGGACTTCATCCAGCTCCAAACGGTTTAGATTTTATTTGTGTATCGCCAAAAGTAGCGGAGCATGTTATTAAAAAGAATTTTCCAAATGGAGTAACTGAATTACGTTATGTAAGGCACAAAGGTCAGTCAGTACCCGAACCGTCAATTTCAGCATTACACTATTGGATAAGTCCGCACTCAGACGGGTTTACCATAAACACGGAAAACCTAAAACATTGCATTAATTTATGTATAGAAAACCCAAAGTGGAAACTATCAATACAAAATCATAAAGTATGGAATATTCTATAAATAGCGCTGAATGGCATTTTAAAGAGATTTTAAAGCATTTAGGGGAGAATGTGGAACGAGAAGGCCTAAAAGATACTCCGAAGCGTTACATTAAGTTTATGAAAGAATTTTTAGAACCAAAAGAATTTAATTTTACAACTTTTGATGCTGAAGGTACGGACGAAATGATCATTCAAACAAATATTCCTTTTTATTCTATATGTGAACATCACACCGCACCGTTTTTCGGAATAGCAAATGTAGCTTACATTCCAAATGAAAAAATTGTAGGGTTAAGTAAATTAGCGCGCTGTGTTGATCTGTACGCAAATAGATTTCAAAACCAAGAAAGAATAACAACACAAATAGCAGAACGTTTGCAAGACGAATTAAATCCAAAGGGAGTAGCAGTACATTTAAAAGCTCAGCACCTTTGTATGTGTATGCGAGGAGTTAAGAAACACGATACCTGGACTTCAACTAGTAAATTGTTAGGAGTATTTAAGGATGACGATAAAGCTAGAACTGAATTTTTATATTTTATTTCAAAGTAATGGGAAAGCAATATACAAAACACGAATTAGAGAAAATGTCTATAGAAGCAATACAGAAAAATAAATTGTTTTTTATTCAAGACGTAGTAGCATATTTGCCAATTTGTTCTGCAACTTTTTACAATCATGAATTGGAAAAATTGGAAACAATAAAAGACGAACTAACTAAAGTAAAAGTCGAAATAAAAGTTTCCATGCGTAACAAATGGTACAAATCAAATAACGCTACCTTGCAAATGGGTTTAATGAAATTACTTTCAACAGATGAAGAATTACGCAAGTTAAGTATGCAGCATAATTTAAGCGAAGAATTTATAGAACAACCTTTATTTCCTGATGTTAATACGGACGACTGCAATAACTAAAATTGCAAAGTTAGATAAACGAATAAAAATAATTCAAGGCGGAACGTCAGCAGGAAAGACGTTTGGTATTATTCCTTTATTGATAGACATAGCAACAAAGCACAAAAACACGGAAATAAGTATTGTAGCTGAAAGTATTCCACACTTACGCAGGGGTGCATTAAAAGACTTTGTTAAAATAATGCGTTGGAGTAACAGGTTCTTTGAAGACAAGTTTAACAAATCTTTATTAAGGTACGAATTTGCAAACGGTTCTTACATTGAATTTTTTAGCGCAGACGATAGTTCAAAATTACGTGGAGCTCGTAGAGATATACTTTACATAAACGAATGTAACAACGTAACATTTGAAGCATACAACGAACTTGCAATACGTACAAAAAAACGAATATACCTTGACTTTAACCCAGCGAATGAATTTTGGGTACATACGGAACTAAAAGACGAACCCGACACAGACTTTTTAATATTGACGTACAAGGACAACGAAGCACTTGATGAACGAGTAGTAACAGAAATAGAAAAGAACCGCTTAAAAGCCACTACAAGCAGTTATTGGGCTAATTGGTGGCGGGTATATGGCGAAGGTTTAGTCGGAATGTTAGAAGGAGTTATATTTTCAAACTACAAACTAATTGACACAATACCGCCTGAAGCACGTTTACTTGGTTACGGTTTAGACTTTGGGTATTCAAACGACCCGACAAGCATAGTTGAAGTTTACAATTACAACGGGCAAAGAATACTAAACGAAATATGTTACCAAACAAGTTTACTAAATAACGACATAG